TCTCCTTAAAACATTTCTGGTTCTTCGCCTTCCCTGGCGCGTAGTTTGTCGTATTCTTCTTCTCTAGCATTTATCTCCGCTTTTAGGTTTTCATTAACTTGTTCAATCATCCTTCTTGTTGTAATGCTTACTTTTTTAGCAACATCTTCATTTTTAGATATTGTTCTTTCAGCAGCTCTATTTGCATATACCAGCATTCGCATTTTTTCTCTTCCTGCTGGATCGTAGGTACAGCGCCAATCATTACAGTATTCGCATTCATTACAACATTTACCACAGATGGTACCCTTAATTCGCCTGCACCAACAAAACGACCTGTTGTCATTTGGTGTTCCGTGTTCGTGTCCGCACCTGTCACACACACATCCTACGTTTACCATCTCTTCCTATCTACTTCCTCTAGAATTCCTGTTATTTCTTTTCTAACTTCCTCTAGCTCCTCATAAGTCATTCTGAGGTAGCCATTTGACGCACTCAGAATCAAGAATTCATCTTTATTTGCTACATAAGCGATTCCTTTTTGCATAGACTCATATGTTAATGTGTCGTCTATTGAATCTGCCTTATGTAGGATTTGGTTTACATTTAAATTTATACTTGGGATAGTTGCCTCAGCTTTCCATCTATTCATAAATAGTTCCTTCCTATAAGGATCATCCAGTCATTACGCGCTTGCTCTCTGGTCATTCCCTCGTCTATCTTTTCTTCTTCATATTTCTTTTGATAAAAGCGTCTTAGTTTAATGTTCTCTTCTTGCGCCCACTCGCTACAGTTCATATGTAGCTCTTCGTGGTGCTCGTGGCACACGTCCACTTGAAAGCCTAGATCTATACTTATTTGACGGTTAGACCCTCCGAAAATTTCGTGCCTTTCTGCGTAGGGTTTTCCGCAATATGCGCAAAATCTACTTGCTTTATCCTTATATCCGTTTTGCTTCTTCTTTTTCTTCCTGGTCTGTGGCTTTGGAAAAGCACATGTTTTGTAATACTCCATCATTTGGTTAGTCTCCTAATCGAATGTAATTGTTTGCAATTCTTCATCGCTCCAAGGTTCTATATTTGACAACACACTTTTTTCTTCGCATACTTCTAATTTAGGTTCTTCACGATCGGCAAACTCTCTAGTAATGGCTGATTCGGATACAATTCCTTTAAAATATTTTCTTCGTCTTTCAATATCCATGTCGCACCTCTCTTTGTACAGTTACCTTGCCATCTATGCGTTTGAGATTTACATACCCATCTGATGTTGTTATTTTCGCCCCTGCAATTTTGCTGCTATCAACCATTTCACGCGCTAGCTTAATCACTTTGATAATGCAAGGTTCAATAGGTTTAAACTTATCCACGTTTAACCTCGCTTTTATCTGCACCCTAGCGCATATAGAAATATGTGTAGCATAGGGAATAGCAGCGCTAGGCATATAGTTCCGATTAGATTTATTACCTGGAAGTTACCTTCCTCGTCTGAAAATATGACTTTGAATAACTCTTTATTACTCATTACATGCTCCTGTTCTTGTAGATTTTGTCTGCTACATCCCCTGCAAAATACTTTTTGCTTCTTCCGTCCGGCAAGCACTCAACGCCATTCATTAGGTCTCTTACACTTGCACGGCTAATTTTTAGATATCTTGATATATCTGATATAGTCGGGAAGCTGCCATATTCTTTTTTTAGATCGTTTAATATTGCTTGCCTATCCATTTTTTATTCCTCTTCGTGTTTGGATCTTTCTATATCAAATCCATCTGGGTATCTTAGCTTTAACTTTGCTAGGTTGAGTTTCGCAACCGATTCTAGCGGTACACCTGCGTTATATGCGGTGACGGATAAGTACCAAAGAACATCGCCTAGTTCATCAATTAGCTCTCCCACATCCGCATCATGCCCTCTAAATGTAGCCTTATTGATTTTGCCGACCACTTCTCCGATCTCTTCGCACATTCCCATTACAGATTCGATTACGCCTACTTCTTTTCCTGTTCGCAGTGTTTCGTGCTGATAGTCGTTTAGCGTCATTTTCTGTTCATAGTTAATCTTTGCGATTAAGAATCTCGGTAGTTCTTCTTCCGGGATATCCTGAATGTCTACGCGCAGTGCCTTATCTCCGTATGATAAAAGCACTTCGTCCTTATCTGGTGTAACGATTATCATGTCAAGGTCCTTGCATGTATTCATTGCGTGTAGGGTATCTCTTATTGCTGTACAGATAACTTGTCTTGTGGTGTTTGTATCCATTATGTTTTTTCTCCTGTATTTTGAAATTATTACGATATAATCTCCTTACAGACTGTTGACAGTCGAGTTTTCAGAAAGGAGATATTTTTATGGTTTACATGATCACATATGATTTAAATAGCACCGGTCAGCGTTACAATGAATTAATTAATGCAATCAAGAAAACTTCAAATGGATGTTGGTGCACATTCTGGAAGTCCTCGTATCTAATTCAAAGTCCGCTAAGTCCGTCTCAAATCACTGATAGGTTAAAGCCATATCTTGATTCCAACGACAGGCTCCTTGTCATTGAAGTAAAAAGGAATTATCAAGGTTGGCTGACCGACGATGAGCGGAGCTATATAAACGACATGTTTTAGGTTTTGGGGGTTGATTTTCCCCTGATAACTATGATCCCGTCACTTGTCTCGGGATACCATTTGCCGGATTCGTCCGGCTTTTTCATTGTTGCGTTTGATTTGTAAACGTCTTCAACTAATTCTTTGGCTTCATCTAAGACCTCAAGGGTTAGTGACCTTAATATCATGTGATTAGCGATAACGTTTGCAAGCTTTTCAGCTTCTCTTTCTTTCCAATCCTTGTGTGATTTTGTAGTTTCCATTTCACTTTCCTTTCTTAAACCTCTTCAGTTTTATCTGTCTACAGATTTAGTTTTCTAAACCTAGTGGCAAAAAAAATATTTATCTATATCTGTTTCTGGAATATCTAGCAATTTCATAGCTCTGCTCATTTCAGCCTGGCTCCATTCCGCATTATTGTTCAACTTAAGCGATAGCGTAGATCTGCCAATTTCTAAAGCATCCGCAAACTTTTCGAACGTGGTGTACTTGGTTTTAATGCGTAATTTAAGGTTTGTATAATCGTAATTCATCACTTTCTCCTTTGTTTAGTTTTCTAAACTATATCGCACATTATTCCGTCTGTCAACACTTTTGTTTAATTTTCTAAAAAATAATGTTTGATTTTCTAAACTGCTTGTGTATAATGGTATCACCTTAAGCAGAAAGGAATTTATGATGGATATAAGAACTAAGAGATTAAATGAAGCTTTTCACGCTTCTGGGCTCTCGCAAAGTGAGCTTTGTGAGAAAGCCAATATAAATAAAGGTGCGTTATCTTCCTATTTGTCTGGAAGGTATTTCCCAAAGCAAATCGCACTAGAGAAGTTATCATCTGCATTAAACGTCTCTATTTCTTATTTGATGGGGTTTGACGATAGTTCACAAAAGAAAGTATCCTCTCGTCCTCTTCCATCTAACATCATTACTCCTGCTGCGTACGCAGTTCCTATCTTGGGAACTATTTGTGCCGGCAGTGGTATTCACTGCGAAGAAAACTTTCAAGGTCACTTTTATGTGGATCATACTATAAAAGCCGATTACTGCCTTAAGGTTAAAGGTGACTCTATGATTGATGCTGGTATCTATGATGGTGATTTTGCATTCATTCGCAAGTCCTTTGATTATTCCGATGGAGACATTTACGCTGTATGCTGGGGAGCAGAAGAATCTGCATCACTTAAAAAATTATATAAGATGGACGATAAAGTAATGCTTCAACCTTGTAATTCAGATTATGCTCCTACTCTTGTAGATGCAGATGATATTTATATAGTTGGAGAGTGTATAGGAACTTATCACGCTAGGTAATAATATTGGTCGTTACTTACAATTTACTCGTGATTTGCTCGTGATTTTATCAATCTGGCATTACGATTCATTGTCTAAATGTTTGAATTTCAATGGATATATTGTTTTTTTATACTCGTGATTTGAAAGGTGGTATTAACATGTGTAGTACATCAGAAAAAATTAGATACGCGTTATTTGATTACATATTACCTATAGCGTTTATGTTTCTAGCTATCTTTTGCAGAGATTATTATCTCGTCTCATTTAATTACCTTGGATTCGCTTTTTTAACTGCAGGGTTTTTAACATCTAAAGGTGCATTTGCAATTTTCATTCCAATGATTGTATGTGCGGTTGTTTGGATCGCAGGATATTATATAGGTTTTGATTATCAGTATTATATGACTGTAGCTGGGCTAGCCAGCTTTCCTATTGGATCGATTTTAATTAATATCTATGCTGCGAGGGCTTGATGAAAAGATATAAATTTACTAAAACATTTACATATGACGGCAAACGATATTACATCCGGGCAAACTCTGAACTAGAGCTTGGAATGAAATATCAGAAAAGGCTCGAGGATCTAAAAGCTAACCATGTGATTATTAACTCTAATATGACACTTGGAGACTGGGCGAGGAAATGCGTTGAGACTTACAAGACTAGTTCTAGCGAGGATGCTCGCGATAGGTATTTAGATTTTACAGAGAAATATATAGTTAGTGAGATTGGTCATTATAAGCTTAAGGATGTACGCCCTATAATGTGCCAATCTCTTATTAATAAATATGAGGGTATGAGCAAGTACACCATAGGACAAGTGTATCAGAAACTTAATTTCATATTTAGAAAAGCTGTGGATAATGGTTTGATTAATTCTAATCCAGCTGCAGACATATCTAAACCTACTGGCACTTTAAACAAGAGACGTTCCCTCACCGCCGAAGAGCAGGAGGTATTTGTTAAGTGTGCTTTAAAGCACCAGTACGCTATATACTTTATGTTAATTTACCTATGTGGCTGCCGCCCTTCTGAGGCAGCGAGGGTAAAGTATGAAGATATAGTTGTTAGTAAAGAACGTAAATATATTCACGTACGAGGAACTAAGAGCGCAGCGGCCGATAGATATGTACCTCTTCCAGATATGCTAAATGATTTACTTGCTGGATCTACTGGCTATTTAATCACCACATCTCAAAACAATACTTTATCTCACAAAAAGAGATTGTTTGCTTGGAAAAGCCTTGTACGAGATATAAATATAGAGATGGGCTGCAAGATGTATAGGAATCAGCTTATACCACCTTACCCTTTTGGTGATGATTTATCCACGT